ATGCCAATTTTTGTCTTCCTTTTTTGGTAAGAATTGCATCTACTGTAATTTCTGTGTTATCTAAATATGCCATTTGATATTGTTTTTTATCTATATTCTATAAATATAACTAATTTTTATTTTCAATCTAATCAACCACAAGTATTGGTTCTCCACTACCTCTACCAGTCTTAGCCACTTTAAGTATATTAGGATTTGTAGTAAATGTTTCTACTGGGTCTAAACCATCTGGCGTAGTTGCTGCTGATTGAACAGAACCTTTCCAAAATGAACGAATCATACCCTCACCTAAATTATTTTTATACCTATAATGTGTTGGAAAATATCCATCCAATGCAGTAACTTCAACTACTTCATTACCAATAGATATACTACCACTATAAGGAAGTGTAGATACTTTGTATTTATATTTGGTAACTGATACTTTTTCGTATTTTTGTGCTTCTCCTAAAACAGCCCCATTAGTTGGCCAACCTTTTACTAATGTATTTATTTTTTGAGAATATTGCTCTTTTACTAAAAAAATACTTTTTCTACTTCCAGAAGTTGGATGATAATTTCCAAATAATGGGTCATAGTTACTAACTATACCAGTACCATGTTTAGCATATAATCCAAATCCTCTATTTGCTAAAGAATCTTTATCCATACCAATTTCAGTAAATGTAAATGAATCAGCTTCCCCAACCAAACTTGCTCCAGTAGGACATTGTATTAAACTATCATAAAAAGGAGCGGTTGATTCAAATGCAATTATTTCAGATGTATTTATTGTTGTATCATAATTTGGATTAGTTCCCTCAAATACTATTACCTCATTTGCATTAATTGTAGTTTCTTCATTACTAATATCACTTTTAAGGACTACTACTTCTTCTGCGTTTATGTATGCATCTTTTGGAATTGATTCACTTTCTAATATATAATTTTTATTAGTATCTATTGAAGTTTCAAAATCATTTCTTAAAGATTCCGGTTTAATCCAACGAGTCTTACTTCTTTCTAAATAGTGTGGTTCAATTAATAAACCTTTAACTATATTTGTTCTAGCCGGTGCTAAATCTGATAATACCTCAAATAAAGATTTATCAATGTATTTAATTAATCTTATATATTCATAGATATCTCTATTATCTAATCTTTCAAAATAATAATGTCTTAATGTATCTAATTGAGAATATGTATCTTTATATTCATCACCCACATCTCCAATATAGTTATCAATGTTAAAATCACCAAATGCTTTTAGAATATCCATATTCAACTCTTTAATTGGAGAAAAGAATAATCCCAAACGATTTGAATCTATTGGAGCTCTATCAAATGATTTTTGAGTTGCTCTAACTTTGTAAGATAAATCTCTACCAGGCATTAAACTTGATGATTCAAAACGAATTTTATTGGAATAGTTAAATCCTAAAGATGGAACAGTAGCTGTTACAGTTCTATCATATGGAATATATTGATATGGATACGCCGATGCCGAGTACATATTACTTGCAGATGCAAAGGGTTCTCCATAGTTATCACTTATAGCAACATTTTTAATTCCTATATTTTCAGTTATGGTTCTATCTTTTGGATATTCAAAATCCAATCTGAACATTAAATCACTAGTAGATGCCGTAAATGAATTACCATTGATTGCATCAGGAAATAAAGTATGGTTTTCAAATTTACTTTTTTGTAAAGGAACAGTCCAAAAACGAAACTCATCCAATTCACCAGCATATCCGTTACCACCCACTACTAAATTTGGAGTTGAACCTGTCCATTGAGAATCGTTATATAACATAGACATACTAACCGAAGTTATAATTCTATGTCCATCTGATGTACCCAACCAAACCTCATACCAAGAAGATGAATCAGGATTATTGTGTCTATTGATTGCTATGTTTGAGTAATGTTCATTTGAAAGTGGAAAATCTAAACTTCCTGTTTTTAAATCTGGTCCAAATACATATATTCCACTTAATTCAGGAGCTACATAAACGCTTCCAGTTTCAAAATATGTACTATTCGAATCGTTTCCACCAAAATTTAATTCTAATTTATAAAAAGAACCAGTTGTATTAACCAAATCTAAAGTAAACTCACTTCCAGATATTAATGTTGCTACAGAATCAATACTACCAGAAGGTCTTATTCTAAATTCAATACAATTTGGATAATCCAATGTTGCACCTACACTATGCCAAGGAACTATTACACTTGATTCTTTATGTAATGATATTGCCGCCGTTCTATCATCAAAAGTAAATTTTGAACTGCCACCCTTTGTTGGGTCTTGCGGTCCACCAAATTCCATTATAGTCAACATAGATTGAGGTACACCATAACAAGCCATAATAGCTTTCATAGCTCTAGCAGTACCCTTATGTTTCAATAGGTATGGTAAGTTATTTAGGATTCTTCTCCAAACTTCATCGTTTGCATCTGCTAATGGCATTCCATATTTTTGGAAACCATCTTTGTAAGTACCAAACGCATACTCCCATATTAATTCAGAATTAAATGCTCTTTTAGCATTCCAACCAAATGATTCTAATAAAGAATGAACCAAACTATTTGAGAATCCATTTAATTGCTTATGCTCTAATACTTTAGTCTTTGATAAATTATTTATATAAACCCAAAGAATATCAAAGTGTTGTCCTATCATATCTAAAAATACTAAGAAGTCATTATTGTTATAATCTTCTTTTATAAATTCGGGTATATTATTTACTAAATAGTTTGGGTTGTATTTATCATATTCTGAAGATAAATCTATTAATGTATCATACCATGCTATTGTAATTGCGTGTGTTGTTGCTCTTAATTTATAATATGGTAATCCAGTTATTGGATTTGCTTCTGCTGTTTTTGGATATGCCAAATCGTTTGTAGATGAATATAAAAATTTTTCAAATCCATCAAATCCTTTTATTAAAGAATTTATAGTATCCAATACTTTTTTAGCTTCCCCTGCTTGCGATACGCCTGCAAATTGAGCAATTTCCCATTGAATATCAAACAGACCATCTTCTGTAATAGTTTGATATCCATCTTGGGTTAATATTCCACCATCATATGCACCATATGGTGGAATAAATGTTGGTGCTATTAATCCTTCATATTTTGTTTTATAAGTTTCTATTAATTGTACTTTATAAAAAAAGTTATTTGCTCTTTCTTCTACAGAACTAAAATTTGTAAAATTTGAAAATGTATAATCAGAACCACTAACATATTGTATATTTAATTTAGTAGTATCTATACCATTACTTCCTAAAAATCTAGTTACTAAATCATTTGATGTAGTAGAACCACTAGCTATTAAATCATCATAAACTTGATAAGCAATACCATTACTTTGTTCTAATGTAAAATTAGGGCCTTTTAATGGATGACAAAACATTTCATCAATACCATTAATAGTTATTGTTTCAACTATTGGTTGTGATTGTAATTTAGAAATCCAAACTTGTTCATTTGGTTGAATTGAAGTAGGTAATGGTTCGTATAATTTTAATATCAAAGAACCTTCACTACCAACCCAAGTTGTAATTACTTTAGTATCACCATTACCAATATGTAATAAATGAGTTAAATATTTTGATGTTTCATTTTCAAAAATTTTAGAATCAAATTGAGAAATAAATCCATCAGCTATTCTACTAATTGCAACATTTCTTGGTATTGTTAAATCTCCTTTATCAAAACTTATATTAATAAATTCTTCTTTACCAACTATAACTTTATATCCACTTTCATTATATGGTACTAACTTTAAAGTAATATTTATTATATCATCAGTTTCAGAAACTTGAGTACCATCTAAGTTTAATAATTCTTGAAAATTTAAATTTACTACACCAGCAGCTTTTGCTCTTATAAATCTATCACTACCTACTTTATATATTTTTACATAATCTGTATTTACAGATTCATAACTTATACCAAAATCAACATTTGTTCCAACAAAATCAGGTCCTTTTAATAAAGTTGGATATTTTATATTTCTAATATCAGGAACACCAACATACTGCTCATTATTAACATTTATTGTTAATTCAAGTTTATCACCATCACCATCAATATCAGATGGTACTAATATTAATTTATAGTTTCCAATTGTAGAAAATGCTTTGGTAGGAATAATAATTATTGTACTCGTTGAGGTATCTAAATTTGAGAATAAAAATGTTTGATTATTTATATAAGCAGTAATTTTTGATGTATTACTACTTTTATTTAATCCTATTGGATAATCTGCTTTTGAATTTAAATTATATTTTCTATTTGGTTTTGTATCATTTAGTTCTAATTTTGGTTTATTTATTACCTTTGTTACAAATATTTCAGAAATAATACTAATATTGTAAGTTGCATTATTTAAATCAAATGTAGCTGATACACTTTCTTCATTCGTTTTAGCATCTACATTTTTTGGTTTATATATATCAGATTGTACATTTATAGTTTTAACTCTATAATTTTTTAAATCTGCTGATTGTATAACCGCTTTGCTTCCTTCAGGTATTGCTATTTTATTATTTCCACTTTTTAATGCTATCCTTTCTCCAACAGTCAATACACCTTCAGAATTTTTTATATTAGTTATTACATTAACAGATCCATCAGGACCATTTAAATCAATTACAGTAAATTTTAATAATGGTTCGTCTGGTATTATTTGTTTTTCTAGTTTAAATGAAATATTATTGGAATATTGGCTATCACTAAAAGTTTTATAAGATTGTTCAAAATCATTTATATAATGCTTTATATTTATGGTATATAATGATTCTGATGAATATTCTAAACTAGCAATTGGGGTATTTGGTAAGGAAGTAAAAATATTTTCATAATTCATTCCACTATTATTACCTAATATTTGAGTTGCTGAATTATAATTTGGATTTCTATTATAATTTGAATTTGTTACTAATGATACTACATATCTTTCATTAGAAACATATCCATCTTTTTTTAATGTAATTTCAGTATTTCCTTTTAATAATAAATCACTAATTGCTATTGTAATCGCATTACTTGTTTTTTTAGATACAGATTCACCATTTACAATAATATCCGCATCTTTTACATCTGAATCTACATTTATAATATATGATTTGTTAGATAATACAGTATTTGGTACGTTTGTTAATATTACATTTCCACTACCAGCAGACGTTATACTACCACCATCACCTCCGTTTGCAAATCCTTCATCAAATATTATATCTTCTACTGCTCTCATTTATTGATTTTTTATTTTTGATAATCTTGAACTAAAGGTCCATCTACTTGTCCATCATTTAATCTACCAGGCATTGTTCTATTATTATTTCTGCTACCACCACCGCCACCACCTCTAATATATGGTGGTGCATCATCAGGTGTTATTATTTTAATATCTATTGGGGTTTCTTCTATTGGTAATTGTTTTTTAATTTGCCTTTCCAACTCCAATTCAATATCAGTTTGTATTAATTTTTTTGATACACCTGCACTTATAACCGGAGATGTGGTATCTACTATTATATCGGATTCTAATGACTGAATTATCTTACCAACTGTATCCATAGATTCGTTTATACCAGAATCAAATGTTGTTGCTGTTTTAATATCTTGCTTTGATAAATAATATTCTATTGTATTAACTAAAATATTTTTAGAAATTTCTATAATTTCAGTTTTTGATAGTTCAATTTTTGTTTTTTTATTATTTGGTTTGCCGTAATTTATATTTTTTAAATCAGATACTCTATTTGTAAATTCATACATAGCTGCTTCTAAAAATTTGTTATATATTGTTGTTACGAATATATCAAAATTTTTTATTTTAAATTCACCAATCATTTTATTCAACCACTTTTCAGAATATTTACTTTTCATAAATGAACTTATTGTGATTGGTGTAATTTTTTCCACAAAAGCAAAAGAAGAATTAATAGTATCATCTCTAAATTCACCACCTTTCATAAATAAAGAAAATCTATCTTCCAATTCGTTATTTATATTGTTTGCATCTCTTATTGGAAACAATCTAACTTCCGTTCTAGAGGGTGATATTTCCGATATCCAAAGTTTATCATTTGGCATGTTACTTCCAACTCGTTTGTTAATCAGAGTTATTTGTGTTTTAAAATTACCATTATTATATCCAGCTTCTCTTAATAATCTCTCAACATCAATAAAGTATTCATTTGGTAATTGATGTTTTTGAAATATAGTACCCTCTGCTATTAAAAAATAATCTTTTATATTATCAGTTGTTAAAGGAATATATCTAACTAAATTATTATCCGTTTGTGGAAGTTGATTATCATTTATATCATATACAATAAACTCAATTGCATCATTCTGACCTAATCCAAAAAATGACTGAATATCCCCATTTTCAAATATTTTTCTATCATTTGAATTAATGCGATATCCTTTGTTATCTAATATTTCTTTGAATGTTTTTATTGCCATAATTGTAATCTATTAATATTTGTATATATGTACAGTAAAATCTTTATTTTCAGTTTTAGTTCCATCAGATACTATTATACTAAATGTAAAATCATACTCTGTTGGTTTTGAATGAGAAAAAATCCCACCACCATGAGAACCTGCCAATCCTTTAAAGTATGATGATGGTGTTTTTAAATCAAATCGTTTAGTTTCACCTGCTTTTATTTTAACAGGAAGTTCAAATCCAAAATCCCAAATTGATTGAGTAACTCCTCCTGTAAATTTAATATCCACAGTTATTTCTTTATTACCAGTCAACCCAGATGATGCAATTACTTCAAAATAAGTTCTAAAGGTATTTGAATAATCATTACCAGGTGCTGCAAATATGTCACCTTTTGCGGCCGAGCCATACCCACCACCAAAATCCATACCAATCATTTTTGCCGTGGTTGCTTTTGATGGGTCACCTTTATCAAATAATATACTTGCCAATTGTCCAGTTGAAACTGCTCCAGCTGCCAATGCCTGCTCTTTTGCAGATGCTGCTATTCTTAATGCACTCAACTCCTGTTGTAATGATTGATTTCTAGCATATAAAGAAACTCTCTGAATTGCTTCTGATGTTCCTTTTTGAATTGAATTTTGTAATTCAGTAATAGTACTTGATATCTTTGTTGTTAATTGTCCAGTTTGATTTTGTGATGCTGCTAAATTTAAATCTTTTAAATCCAATTGCACTTTTAAACTTTCAGATACAATTTCAACATCCTGCACCTTTGCTCTTAAATCCAAAACTGTCCTACTTAAAGTCACCACTTGTGCAGTCAAATCAATTACTGATTGAGTTGCTTCATTATATATTGGTCTTGCTACTCTATCATCAAATGGAGGTGGTGTTGGTGGAAGTAATTCAAAAATTACAGTATCAATAGATTTAACTAATTCTACTTCATTGTATTTTGGTTTTACTAATTTTCCAGAAATAACACCATCTTCATTATTAGTTTGTTCAAATGTATGGACACCAAAAGGATTTTTACTAGTAATTGCGGTTGAACCACTAATTAAAAGTTCACTTATTAATTGTTCATTTTGTAATCCTGTCTTTGCCATTATTAATTTTTAACTAAACTAAATGTAGTATCATTATCAAAGTATTCAACACTTCCGTTGTTATCTATTTTAAATTCTATTTTGTAAACTCTATTAGCTTCCCAATTTGAAAAATTAACTTTTATATAATTTCCATTAGAGTCACAACTAACTTTAGAATAATCACTAAATGGGATTATAACATCATTTGATGCGTAATCTCTTATTTGGTAATAAGTTGTGGATGGTAAATATTTTGAAGTTGAGTACTCAAATGTATTTAAAAATGTTTTTAGTGGATATAACTCTCTACCAAATACTTGTATTTTTGCAATAGTACCTATCTTATATTCTTTTTTTAAATTAGTTACACCAACTTTAATATCATTTCCAGTTAGTTCTAATAATGAACCAGTAGAAAATACCGAATCATTCCAACCTATTCTTATTTTTGGTTGATATATGGTATGTGTTTCCTTACTAAAGAATTTTAAAATACCATAATCTGCAGTATCACTTTCGTTTGATGTTGAGTATTTTAAAATAATACCATCATTTATTATAGAACCACTTATGAAAGCTCTTAACAATGATATTATATTCATATTGATATCAGTAGTTTGATAACTAAATGTTTGTGATGCATTATAGTTTGTGTACCAAGTTCCACCAACTCCATTATTTATACTTGCTGTTGTATTTGTTGCAAAGTTATTTTGCAGCCACTCTAACGAACTATCACCTTCTCTATAATTCCATGTTACACCTTGTGTTGATATATTATCAAATCTAGTACCAGTACCCATTTGCCAACTTCCAGAAATTGGATTTGCATATATAGTATATTCTAATGGAATTTCTTCACTTTTAGTTTCTTTTAGTATTAATTCAGCAGAACTCATTGAAATACTATTATTAGAAATTGATGCTGATATATATCCTATATCAAATTTAAGTAGAGCATGGGATACATCTTTAATGTTTCCATAATATACTTTACTTATTTCCAATATCTCATCTAAACCAGTATTTTGATTTGGCTGTTGTAAGTAAACCGATGCATCTTTTGATGCTGTTAAAAAATAGTATGCCATTATTTTACTCTGCCTTTTATGTCTGCATCAGGAAACTTAATTTCAAAAATTGAAGGGTCTAATGATGGATATACAATCTTATCTTTAGTTGCCGCATTTATATTATATGAATTTGAAGAATACTTTCCAGAACATTTGTTTGTTATTATAACTTTTGGAACTGATGAAACTCCTTCAACATTAGCTAATAGTAATTCAATTTCGCTTAAATTAATAGTTTGATTAAAAGATAAATTATTAATATTGAAATAATCTTTTAAATCAATTATACATTTAGTCAATACTTCACTTTTATTATAATTTCCAAAAACAACTATTTCAAAATCAATACCAATGTTAATAATAAATCCATCATTAATATTAATACCATCTGTCAATAATCTATATTCGTTTAAATATGTTTTAAGATTTTCTTTAACTGCTCTATTAAGATTAGTAAGATTACCATTAATATCGTACCCTAACAAATATAGATTTATTGCAAATGGATTATTTTTTTCATTTTCATTTGATGTTTTACCAATTAAAAATTTAGTAATATCTGCTTTTACAGTTCCTTCTGTTGGTTCTTGCGAATCTGGCTTATTAACAAACCCCATAACCAAATCTGTAAACTCTTGCAAATGATTGGGTGATGCTAATATTGATGCAGGTGAATTATTATCTAAAGTACCATCTGCTACAGCGTAAGCTTTAGCAATACCACCATACTTTGAAGGTAATGATAATACTCTAATTTGATAATCTTTTGCAGTTACGGCCCTATTCTGAGCCCCGAAGTTTGCTAATGAGTTTTCTCTAATTTCTTCTAATGTCTCACCATTTCTACCTCCAGTAGCTGGAATTTCATTATCAACAGCTACCGAATTTTTTATAGTATTATATGTTGTTCTATCAGCACTATTAAATGATGTAGTATCATCATCAAATTCTATTCCTGATATTTTTGTTAATTGTCCTTGTGATATATTAGATATAACACCACCACCAACATAATACTTTACAGTTATTGTTGTATTTGATGGAGATGTACCATATGTTTTTGTTTTTAAGAAGTTTGTTGGGTCAAATGATTCATCCAATCTACTAATAGAATTTGGTAATCCTAATCCAACATTTTTTAAATTAGGAATTAATTGCTCATCAGATGCCGTTGGGTCACCAGCTCCAAATTGAATAGTAGTTGTACTATCTTGATTTATTTTAGTAGTAAATCTTTTTGGAGTTTTAATTGTTTTTAAAATATATGGTACTGTTGATTTAAATTGATATAAATCTTGGTCATTTGCTTCCGTATTTGGATAATCTATAAATACCATTTCCTGTGCTAAATAAGGAACTTCATAATATTTGTTACCATTTGAATCCCTAACATCATATATAGAAATTATATCAGTATCTGGTAAATCTATTTTTTGAAAAGATTCATAATCGCCAAAAGATACCTCTTTTTGTTTTACAACTGCAGAAATTACTTGTACATATTTTTTAACTAAATAAAATACAGGTTCACCGGTATTAGCATCTCTTTCATACACAGTTGTTTCTCTATCCATTGCATCTTCAAAATCAACAAGATTAGTTGTTCTGAAATCAATACCATTTGCCGATTGTACTGACATACCTTCTTTAATTCTTAAATAAAACTTTGAATCAGGTTTATTATTTGTACCAGTTCCTATTGATGGCACTAATTGATATACAGATAATGTAGATATTGCCGGTGATGTTACTTTTGGTTTATACCCTAAAAATTGAGCCAATGCCAGCATACTTTGTTCATCTTCTGCATATGGCATTAATGATTCTTTTAATGTATCATCAATATAGTATCCTAATACATCACCAACATAAGATGCCATTTCAATAAACATCATACCAGGCGAAGTTTCATTAAAATCAGAATATGTTTTTGGAAAATATGTTTTAGAAAACTCAATTAAGTTAGCTCTAAAGCTAGCAAAATCTTTATTAAGATACTTTATATCCTTTCCTTTATTTTTAAAATTTTTATTTATTGTGTTTATTGCCATAATGATTACGCTTGAATGTTAAATGATACAGTTTCTAAATTAACATTATTTTCTATTCTAAATTTTAAAGAAACATTTAATTTATTATTATCTTTAAATTCATTTGTTTGCTGTATTGATATATCCTCAATAGATACAAATGGTAGCCAAGCTTCCATTGAACTATTTATTGTATTTTCTATTTTTTCAGCCAAATCATCATCGTTCATTTCAAATAATAATTCCTGCATACCACTACCTAAATTTGGTTGCATTAATCTTTCATATTTTTTAGTAAGTAATAGATTTTTTATATTTGATTTAGTTTGTTCAATTGTAGTAAATGATTGGTTAAATGCGGTATTGCCAATTTGTATAGGTAGTGTTATACCAATAGCATAATCATTATACTTTTGTGTATCTTTTACTAATTTACTACCTAATACAATTGCCATTACTTCTTTTTAAATCTTTTTACAAGTTCTGAATAATCTCTATTCAAAGCTTTATCTATTTCAGCTACTCCAGTATTTACACCTAATCCAGTTGGTTGAGGTCCTTTTGCAACATCACCATATCCCATTTTTTCAGCAATTGCAGTCCCCCCTGCAATTGAACCCATATCACCTTGTCCAAAATTCATTGTTCTAAATCCACCATCACCCTGTGGAATACCACCTTTTGTCTCATTGAGAATTTGGTTAATAATTGGGTTTTTGCTATATTTCTTTAACGGCAATTCCTTTTGAACTACTGATTCTGTAATAGTATCTTCTCCCAATATAGCCTTAGCCATTGAAATACTTTTTGATACTGGTTTTGGTGCTATTTTTGTTTCAGATAGCATTTTTTTCATTTCAGCCTTCACACCTTCCTTAATTAAACCAGGTAATTGCTCTTTAAGCTCCTCTTTAATAAGAATTTGAATGGCTTCTAATAGTTTATCCATGTCCATAATATTCTATTGTTTGTTTGTTATGTTTATAAATATTTAAATTAAGTATTTTTGAGTTTATACTGAAAATAGTGTAGATTCTTCTTTTCTTCTTCTAACTAAGCCAGGATATATCTTACCGCTTTGAGAACCCTTTACAGGTCCATTTAATAATCCCATAGCTGCTGCAGGGTAATTTTTATTTCTAATAGCTCCTGCTATTGATGTCCATAAACTTCCACAATTATAAACAAAACTCATACATGCTGCTTTTTGCTTATTATTTAATGCATTAAAATCTGCTAAAGATATTTTACGGGGGCCAGTACCTATTAATCTTGGCAAATATGATACAGACACCTCATATTGTAATACTTTTAAAGCTTCTGCAAGAGTAGTAGTATCTCCATATTTAACATTTCTAATTCTACCATTATCATATATTTTATCTGAACCAAATCCTAATCTTGGAGTTCCTTCATCTTCAACAGCATGATTTATGAAACCCTCATGTTTACCAATAAATTTTGCAGAAAGGGTTACCCAATCTGCATTAAAATCTAAAGAACCCAAATCTACTGCAACAGAAATTACATCAGTTCTACCAGAATTAAATCCACCACCCTTTGGAGCTGGTGGGAAGTATTGAGCAACATCTTCTTGAGTTGCATTTTCAAATCCAGTTGCATCGGCTGGAAGTTGGTTAATATCTATTGCACCTTCTTGTATAGTTTCTTGAGTTTCTTGTACAGGTTTTTGATAAGTTTCACCATCAGGAATATCTAATGATACTTTTATTGATATTGGTGCCGGGTCTATAAAATATCCTGTCCAATTTAATACACCAGGACCAGGTGTTGCAAATGGTGGGTATAATGAATTTGTAATAATAAATCCAGTAATTGTTGGTAAATGTGTTTGTGCATAAAATATAAAAATATCAACCAATGTTTTTGGTGTTCCTGTTGGTGGTATTAAAAATGCCGGCTTCCACACACCAGGAGTCAATACCATATTATAGTAAACTTGTATATTACTAACACTACCAGGTGCAGGTAATATTGGAATTGGAAATTCATTTAATACAGCACCTCCCCAATAAGCTAATACGCCTGCTCCCATAGCTCCTACTAAATCATATGCAATTAATGAAGCTTGTCCTTGTAACAATGCAAATTTAAATAAATTTTCCATCATTTCAATATTACCCTTCTTAATACTAGCCATACTAATAATATCCATTCCCCTTTTCATACAAGCATCATATTCTTGAGCATATGTTTTAGCAACTAAATCTATATCACCAATAGCATCTGGATTTTCACTTAATCTAACGATATTTTCTTTAAATGTTATCCAAGACATTTTACGATAGTTGAGTTCTTTGACTTAATATACTATTCAATTTTGATTTAATCATACCAAAATCGGGAGAATTTACAGGTCCTATTGCGGATGGGCCTGATGGAGTTAGAAATTGCATTGCTCCTAATACATCTATTAGTTCTGATAATATATCTACCAATTGTTGTCCTTTTACCATTGGTTCTAAATCTTCACTTCCAAAAAACATTGTACCATTTCCTGTTACGAAGTTTATATCCCTATCATTTGTTATGATGTTAATATTATCACCAACACTTATATCAATTCCACCTTGATTATCAATTGACATAGAGCCATCTGAAATAAACCCATAATTTTTTTTCGAATAGAATATCATTTCACCACTTTTTGCAGATAATATTATTCTTCCAGAATTTAAAAGTAATTGGTCTCCAATCAACTTAGATGGATAATCTTCAAATGATTCTGGTTTTGTTTTAAAATTTCCAGTACCCTTATCATCTACTATACCAGGAATAAATCCTAATTGATGTTCTCCTGATGTCAAAGCTATTATAGTTCCATCTTTATTAACATCTTCTTCAATATTAACATTTTGGTCTTTTTTTCTATTATCAGAAGCTTCTGAATTTCTAATTATTAAACTTGGTGCGAATTTATTATTAGAATTATTAAATGCTGAGAATCTTATTGATTGTCCAAATCTAGATTGTATTAAAGAATCTCCTTCATATAATTTTAATTTATGAATATTTTCTTGTGGATTATAATATTTACCAAATCCACTATATAAACTTGAATTATCTTTATTTGATTTTGCTATACCTGTAAATGATACACTCTTATAATCATTTGATTTATTTTTAGATTCTTTTTTTTCAGGAAATTTAATTGATATTAAATTTGAATTTGCAGATACAGATGGGTTTGATTCATTTCCTATTCTACTATAAGTATATTCCCCAGTTCCAACTTCATGTATTTCAACTATTTCATTTTTTAAAGGAATATTTATAAAATTTTTATCAAATGGATGAGCTATTGGTAAATTAGACACATCTGCAGAAAGATTACTTGGGTCTCTAAATTTTATAGAGCCTACATATGCGCTACCAGCTTTACTTTGTTTAGCTATTGTATGAGATTCATCTAAACAAATATCATATACAATTCCTAATTTTTTAGTTAAACTTCCTGCTTTAATTGGCGATGCTGCATTTGATAAAACTATCCTAGCTGAACTTAAACCTCCCATATTATTTCATTTTTTGTTTTAACTCATCTAATTCAAATTCTAAATCATCAACTCTTTCAACTTGCTCTTTAGTTTCATCCAAATCTCTAAGTAATTGTTCTTTCTCAAATGCTGATAGAAATCCTTCTTGTCCTTCTGTCTTTTTATCAGATGCTATAATTTTAGTTGCTATTGTTGCTAACTTAACCAATTGGTCATCGTTCCTAACTGAGCTATCAATCAGTCCACCAATTACAGGACCTAAAGTTCCCATATCACCTGCGTGCCTAACCATTTTCTTTAGTTCCTCAATTAGAGCACTAATCTTTTGTTTTTTGGAAACTTGGTTGTTATAGATATCCTCAAAAAGACCACTTAATGATTTACCTTTGAATAATTCAAATTCTGTTGACATATTAATATATTTACATTTTGTATGTATATAAATATGATTCTATTAAAATGTTGAAATTAAACTGGGATTACTTCAATTGTAATCTTTGGTTGATATCCTTCGGGTAATTGTTTATTAATACCTTTGAATTCGTTTACCTTACCCTTAAAGTAAGTTATTTGTAATATACGGTCTGTCAGATTCATTACAGTTTGAGATGATGTAGACATTTCTTCCGTATCTCTTTTCATATTCAATTGAGGTTTTTTTGGAAAGTATTCCTTTCTCATAGCTTGTGCTATTTGTTTCCAATCTTCTACTTTATCAACCGATTTCTCTGCTGATATCTTTCTCAATTTTGAACTTAAGTATTTCTCACCACTTGTATATCCAGCATCGGTGAACATATGTCCGTGGTTTGTACGAACAATTGGTGATTCGGAGTTTTGAAGTTTAACGTATGGTTTGTGCTTTGATGTAGTTTCAATGGTTACCATATGTTTTGGAGATGATACAAATGTATGACCTTTCAAAGATAACCCACTCTTGCCCTTATATGATAGTGTAGCTCTTACTGCATCCATTAGAGTAGGTTGTTTGATAATATTTCTCATCTTATCGCCATCAGGTCCAGCTTTACCACCCTTCTTTACAATCTTATGTTCGGCTTCATCGTGTCCAACTAATAGTGCCGAGTTTACAACACCAATTCCATTTTCGTTTAAACCCTCACTCCAATCAGTTATTAAATCGTGCAGATATGCAACTTCCACACCATCAATGATAGTATGTACAATTTCTAAAGAAGGATTATAAGCTCTATCTCTATTTTTAGCTAGGATAAACTTATCTTTAATTTCTTTAGATACGATTATGCACTCTGAAAGTTTCATTTAGAATCCTATTGAAATTACATCACCATCTGCTTCAACCCAACGAATTTTTAATGCTAATAATTTTTTAAGAGTATCAGCTCCAAAACGATAACCAGTTCCAAAATTACCTCTTGCTGGAATATCTACAACCATTCCGTGAATACCATCAAAAATTTGAGAATGGTCTGCACCAATTACTCTTTGAAATGCCACAACCTGTTTTTGTTGAATAGGTTTTAATTCTTTGAATTTTACTTCCGATGCTTCGTTTATTGATTCAACTTTAGCACCATCCAATCCACCATATCTAAGTGTGTATATATATTGATACAATTCAGGCCATCCACCTTTAACTGCACCAAAATCGTATTTATAGAATACTTTAGAACCAAAAGTTGCAGATGATGTTTCTTCACCTCTACCACCTAAATATGGTTCTTGCTTATCTTTGAATTTTAAGAAAGCTTTATATCCTCTCATTAAATCAGTATTCTTCTGAGCTAATGTAGTCATTATTTGCTTAACCTTTGGATATTTTTTTAAGAATGTTTCCACTGCTTTACCATCTACTCTACGAACTAAAATAGTTTCTTCGTTTATTATATCTTTTAACTTTATCATATTAAAATGCTCCGTTTAATTCTTTAGCTGCATCAGAACCATATTTTGATTTAAATTTATTCATTAAATCTTTTAGAATGTTATCTCTATACTTAGAAATCTCCGATGGCATTGAACCTTCTATTGTATGTATTGTTTCTATTGCCTCTAATTTTTTAAAAGATTTTGTATCATTTAAAAATACTGATAATTCCATTACTGCACCAGTATGGTCATTTTTATCAGTTGATTTAGCTACTCTAGCCACTATTTGTTTAGTATCTAAAGATTCAGTTACTTTAGGTTTTCCAGTTACAATACCCATTAATTTTATCATCTTATTTCTTTAATTTAATTTTCCAATAAACACCACCTCTAATGTATGGGGTGAATCCACCAGTAGTACCATCGGTTGTTTTGTTATTAACACCTAAACCCAATTGATATATCTTATCTTTTTTGGTATTGATTAAAACACCAGCTCCTACTGAACTTACAAAGTCAGCTTTGTTGAATCCACCTTCTAAACCATAGAATACTTTAGTCTTAGGTAATTCTTTAACAATCATAGTTTCCTTAATAGTTCTTTGTTTAACACTTGCGTTGAAAGTTCTACCTAACAATTGATTCTTATAAATTGTATCAGTTACCGCAACAGTTCCTAAAGAATCAGGTAAAGTTAATGTATCTTTGTAGATGTTCTTTGCAAAATAGTCATGCAATAAAGCCACAGTATCTACATTAATTAATTTAATTGCGGTATCATACTTAATTGTTTCATGGTAGATATCTTCACCTTTTTTAGTTACTACTTTAGTCTTTACAATATCAATAGTATCAATATCGTGCTTAATTACTTCGTATGCTTTACCATTAACGAATACTTTCTTACCTGGCATTACCCCACCTGGGTTAAACCACTCCAATAAAACGAATATAATCAATGCTGCGATTGCTATATTCTTAAAGTTCAACAAATTTTTCATAATGTATTTGATTTATGTGTATAAATATAAAGATTTTTATAATACCATTCTACTACCAATCAAGAAGTTACTTAAGAATTCAGAACCGGGTTTAGTATTACCACTCATTTTATAATTGAATGCAAACCCAAATCTCTTACTAATTTTATAGTCAAATGCGGCACCTAATAGGAATCCCATATTTCTATTTACAGTTGATTCACCACTTACACTATTCCAGCTGATTGGTGAGAACATTGTAAATACTTGCGGTGATATCGTTAGTTTTTTATTTATAGGATATGGTTTAGTCCAAAATGCGATTGCCGATGATGCCATATTATAGTCAAATCCACCTGCATCGTTTTTAAGGAATAGATTAATTACACCCACATTATAACCAAATGTTCCTTTTTTTGGTGTTGGCTTAATCCAAGTATATCCTAATAAGTTCATATAGTTTCCACTCAAATATGCAAATGCAGTTCCGTATGAATGTATTGCATCTAATTGTCCATCTGCAGTTAATCCCATTTTTGTAATACCACCCGTTGTTACAATAGAACTTAAATCACTATTCACTACTAATCCTGCACTATAACTTACATCACCTGCTAAAGATGATTTACTAAGTCCTAATGATATAGATGCTAAGTATTTACCTGCACTTGATTCTGCAGCAGTTATATCTGATGCTAATAGAGTTGGATTTGTTATTTCTTTTTTCTTCTTGTCCTCCTCTTTTTTCTTCTTTTCTTCTTCTTTCTTTTTTTCTTCCTCCTTCTTCTTCTCCTCCTCTTTTTTACTTTCTTCTTTTTTCTCTTCAGTCTTTTTTTCTTCTGATTTCTTTTCTTCCGTTTTAGCTTCCTCTTTCTTTTCTTCCGTTTTAGCTTCAGTTTTCTTCTCCTCTTGCTTTTGTTCAGCAGGTTTATCCGATTTAGTTTCGGCAGGTTTTGCTTCAGCAGGTTTTGCTTCAGCAGGTTTTGCTTCCGTTGATGATGAACTACTACCGCTTGCAGGAGGTGGGGATGAACTACTACTTGCAGGTGGAGGTGTAGATGCCGGTGGTGGTGATGTTGGTGGAGGTGGTGG